TTCCGCTTCGAAGCGGATGGCTCGGCGAAATCGTCATCAAGGAAGGTGAATGGACCACGCAGCTTCGATCCTTGTTTGAACAGCTTCAACAACCTTTTGGATATTTTTATTCTCTGCAATGCATGGCTCAACTCGGGGACGCGCGTTGCAAGGTCAAATTGTCTGTCCCGACGTGGCAGCCTAATACGTCCTATCGCAATGGTTTGCTTACTGACGCTGCGGTCGGAGATATCGTTCAACCAACGCATCCCAATGGATTCTGGTATGTGGCTCAATACACGGGATACAATGGCGTCATAAGCTCGGCGGCGAATCCGCCTCCCTCTAATGTTGTCAGTCCCGCGCCTATTACTGCCGCAGCCACGTCTACTCCCGTGACGGCGGGATCATTTGTGATTGGTAAAGGATATTTTATTGTGACTGTAGGTTCAACCAATTTTGTCGCCATAGGAGCGGCGCAGAATACCGTGGGATGGGGATTCGTGGCGACTGGCGTTGGTTCTGGTACGGGAACCGCTAGTCTTCAACAAGCTGTTAGTCAGACTGGCGTGATAACCGAAGGCGTTGCAATCCCCGGATATGGCGGGGAACCTATTCGTCCCGTCACACAACCCGGTCAAGGATTGTCAGGAAACGACGACCTTGGACCGAATGATATGACTCAAGTGTCAGTTGGCCCTGCGTGGGATAATCTCAGAGAATTCGTGTACGACGGAATTCCGATTGACGTGTTCGGGATAGTGCTATGAAGATTGTATTCCTATACGAGTGAGGAAGAAACCATGAGCAAGAACTACGGACCTGGAAACTATGGTCAAGGCGGGTTTGACAGTCTGGTTGCTGACCCTGTTGTTCCCGAGGTTTACAATCTTTCGGGAGGTTCCGAGCCTTCCTGGCCGACTACGGAGTACGCTACCGTGGTTGATGGTGGGATCACTTGGACCGCGATTCTCGCGCGAGTCGGTAAAGGAACAGTTACCGGGGATATCAATCGTGTCTTGTTTCAACATGGCATGGATCAATACCCTGATCATTATTTTCAGTATGGAACCGTCACTTGGTTGACGGGAGCCAATGCGGGTCATTCCTGCGACGTGCGGGATTCGTTGGGACCAACCAAAGGTGTTCCTTATATTTTCTTGTTGGAAATTGCGTCTAACGAGATTGTCGCGGGAGACACATTTGAAGCTACGGTTGGTTGTTCCAAGATTCGTCTTGCTTGTCAGCAATTCAATAATTTTGACAATCACAGAGCGTTTCCCGACATGCCCACGGAAGACCGCGCGCTTTCAACTCCCGACATATCGGCTCAAGGGTACGCGCCGCGCACCACGAGTTGAAATGTATAATACCTGCCATGCACACAAGTGCAAAGGTTGAATGATCATGGCTCGACCTCAAGACCTTCCCGTCGATTATGTCGTCAAACGCGAGGATATCATCGCGGAGGCTCGTAAATGGATAGGTACGCCTTACAAGCATCAGGGAAGGGGTAGGAAGGGGATTGATTGTGTGGGGTTACTCATAGAGGTCGCTGCGGGAGTAGGTCATCCCGTGGTCGCGCCAAGCGCCTACAGCGCCATGCCAAAGGGTCATCAATTGCTGGACCCGTGCGACCAACAATTATGGAAGCCTCTTCGTCAATCTATTCGTCCCGGAGACCTCGCGGTGTTTTGGGGTTGGAATGCAGCCGAACCCCAACATTTTTGTTTCATTGGCGAGATTGGCGGGAGACCTACCGTAATTCATTCATTCTCGAAATTCGGTCAAGTGGTCGAGCAATCCTATAATCGGCTATGGGTTCACAAATTTGCGTGCTTATACACTCTGCCGGGAACCGAGGAATAAATCATGTCAACTATTCTCGTTCAAGTAGGCATATTGCTGGCGGGTCTATTGATTACGGCATTGTTTACGCCGAAACCCAAGGATTCTTATGGTTCCCGATTGAGTGATATCAATGTTACGCCAGTATCGCCGGGAAACGTGATTCCCCGCGTTTGGGGTACGATGAAGATTCCCTGCCAAGTCATTTTCTCGTCTCCCTTGATTGAGACCATGCATACGCATCAAGCTTCGAAAAAGAGTGGTAAGGGATCGTTGCTTGGACAAGTAGCAACTTCTTATACATACACTTATTCGCTGGACGTGGCCTTTGGCGTATGCGGCGGACCTGTTCTCGAAATTCAACGCATATGGGCCAACCAAAAGTTGATATTCGTCAGTGCGACTCAGGTTGCCACTCAACAAGCGGATTTCGATGCGGCTTATCAATCCGAGGCGACTCGTTTGATTGATCAAGAGGGAGTCGCGCTGGATATGGCCGCAGCGTCCGCGTTTGTATTCGCTTTCAATAATTTTAATACTGGCGAGGTTGTGTTGACGAGTCCAACCGATGCCGTCAATTACATAAGCGCGCATCCTATCGATGATACGGCGGGAATAACGGGACTGATTTTATATCCGTGCGGGAATCCCGTCAATTCCACGGACACCGCAGCCGTGAACAACATAGTTGCTCAAATGTATTCCGGCCTCAACAATCAACTGGAATACATTTCCTATATCAATCGATATGACTTGCTGGAAATTTATTATGGAGACGAGAATCAGATTCCCAACTCGTTGATGGAAGGATATTTGGGTTCGGGTAACGCTCCTGCGTTTCGAGCATGCTGTTATTTCGTGATTCAGAATCTTCAATTGATGGATTTTGGTAACAGTCTTCCCGCCATGACAGCTTGCGTACAAATGAATTCCAACGGCACGACGACCTTAACTGAAATTCTGACCGATCTATGTCTTGAGGCGGGATTGACTGCCGAACAGTTCGATGCCGTATCCCATGTGAGTCAAACTCCTATTTCAGGTTTTTGCGTGACGGCCAACACGTCCGCGCGTCAAGTCATGCAAGATTTACAGACGGCGTTTTCAATCGATGCTTCCGAGAGTGGTGGGATAATCGTCTTTTCCATGGTCAACAAGAATGCAAATCAGATAATTGATCGTAATGACTTCGGAGCGCATGTGGATACGGAAGCCTTGCCGACCTCAGTAGAGATTACACGCATATCCGATTACGACCTACCTTATCGTCTCAATTTCAATTATCAGGAACCGGCCCGCAATTATTCAAAGAACATGGTTTATTTCCAACGATCCAACACGCCGTCTCTCAGTGTGGAGAACCTTGAAGTCACCGCTGCGATGGATCGTTCCGACGCGCAAGCGCAAGTCATCAATTTGTTGGCGCAACGCATGTTTGCCAAGCGCATTTACAAGATCATGTTGCCGAGAAAATATATCGGGTTGGACGCATCCGACGTGATCAAAGTCCTGTCTCCCGGCTCAAATTCTTATTATGAAGAATACTATTGCACCGAAGTACAGGTCGGCGCGAATGGCGTGATTCAAGCGAGCTTCATCGATCATTTTCATCTTGATCCTCGCATAGACCTGTCTCAACAAGTCGCGATTGATAGTCCCGTGATTATCAGCGACAGGGGTGTAGCGGTCGCTCAGGCTCAAGGACAACTGACGCAGGATCAAAACATATTGACGAAGGCTCAAGATCAACTTGCACAACAAACACAAGGATCGAATAATCAAACAATCATCAATTCCATAAATACGCAGATTACGGCTCTCGAAGCACAGATAGTGGCTCTCGAAACCACAGTTGCTAATTCCACGGGTAACGCATTGATCAGCGCACAAGAGGCGTTGTCATTGGCGCAAGCCTCTCTTTCGGCGGCGCAAGCGGCTTTGTTGCAAGCGGAAGCTAATCAAGCGGCTTATACCACTTTGCAGAATGCCGTAAATGCTGCCGCAGCTAAGGTACTAGCTGACGAGCTTGCTTTGACGAAAGCGGTCGCAGCCAACACGGCCACGCAACCATCTACTTCGTCAACTATGGCTTTCTTGTTTGATTGTCCGTTCCTGCTTGATACCGACCCCGACAAAATGGGGTTCTCGCTCATACTTTGTGGCGCGTTTGGAGGATGGCAGGGAGGCGGCTTGTATGTTGATACTGCCGTGGCTTCGATTGCCACCGCATATGGTTTGACGACGACTTCAACGGCGTCGGGTTCCAATTGGCTACAGGTCGCCATGTCCGCCGTGAATGTTCCTTATGGAATAGCTTTGGATGCTTTGGTTCCCAACATGGTTTCTTGTTATTGGGATTATCAATCCGTAATTCATGTCTTCATCAACAATCAAATGTCGCTGCAATCGGCGGACATGACGGATATGCTGACTCAACCTTTGAACGTCACCTTCATTGGTTCCGAGTTGGTTCAATATGCCAATGCCACTGATTTGGGGAACGGTTTATGGCGGTTGGATACGTTTCTTAGAGGTATCCGCAATACTGAAATGTTTATCAACAATCATGTCAAAGGTGAGAATTTTGTGCGTCTCACGACAGGCATGTCTCGCGTTACGACTGGATTTACCGACGTCAATGTTCCCAACACTTTCGTTCCCATGAGCATTGGAGCCAATAGCGAGAGTCAATCCACGTTCTCATTCACAAACACGGGTAACTGTCTAAAGAATCCTACGCCACTCATTACGAGGAAATTTCGGGACGTCGATGACGGTCATATCGAGGTTGATTGGTTCCCGCGTGTTCGACAAAATGGTCAATGGAAAGATGGATCGGACGTCGTCATTGCGCCTAACGATTTGCCGGAATCCTATAATATCACGATTTATGCATCTGACCTGACTACGATCAAGAACATTTATTCCATTGGCGGCGCGCTTGGCGGGTCATTCGTCTATACGGTTGCTCAACAGACAGCCGATTATGGGGCCGCGCAGAATCCGGTTTATTTGACCGTCAATCAACAATCCTCAATCATTGGTTCTGGAAATCCCATCGGGGTGACAGTCTGACCTCATGCACACAAGTGCAAATATGAAGGGTAAGCGCTATGACTACAACCCCGGTCCTCGGCCTGACCCTTATGGCCGCGAATATGGCTCAAAAGGAAGTGATTTTTAACGAGGCGATAGTCGCCTTTGACGCATTGTTTCATGGAAGCGTGTTGTCAGCTACGCTAGCTACCCCGCCGTCCTCTCCAAATCTCGGGGATGCTTATATCGTAGCCGCGAGTCCAACTGGATTGTGGAGTGGTCAGGCTAACGCCATTACTTTCTATTTCAATGGTTGGAACTTCATTACACCGCCTTTGAATCTAGCACTGTATATCGTCGCTACGTCGAGTTATTTGCGATGGAACGGTACGGCTTGGGTAGTGGCCTCAACAGGCACTACGGGTCCGGTAGGGCCTGCGGGACCGGCTGGTCCTGCGGGAACCGCTTCGACTGTCCCTGGTCCCACGGGGCTTACTGGACCGGCTGGACCGGCTGGTACGGCGGGTTCCAATGCGCCGTCGACCTTGGCTACCCTGACTGACGTGTCCGTTACTGAGGGAGCCGCCATAAACGGCTATACTCTCAATTGGAATCAAGCGGCATTCAAATGGCAAGCCTATCCTCCCGTATCCGCCGTAGGTAGCTGGACGATAGACGCCAACATTACGGCGTTGCCTCCCGCACAGACGGGAACCTTGCTTCGCGCCGCCAATGCCGATGGAGTCGTGACTCGAATAGAAATGGATTCGTTTGGAGCTACCGCGTATTTCAGCACTGTTTATTGGGGAGGAACCAATGCGTCACCGACTGCCGTGGCTGGCGGTACGCAATTGAGTGGTTTCAATGCTCTTGCTTATAACGGTTCGGCTGTAGTTGGTCCTGGCGCGTCTCTGCAATTCTATGCGGCGGAAACTTGGTCGAGTGGTCATCAAGGCGCATACGCTATCATTGCGACGACGTTGATTGGTACGGCAACAATGGCGGAAGCCATTCGCTTCCAAAATAGTGGTGGCGTATCCATAGGCGTACCTACCGACCCTGGTCATGGCAATTTGCTTGTAAGCGGGACAGTTACGGCGGGTTCCCTGGTATTGACAGGTCCGTTACCCGTTACGCAAGGCGGGTCAGGAAAAGCAACTTTTACTGCTCATGGAATTCTGCTCGGCGAAGGGACTTCCGGGTTCAATGTGACTCCCGCGATGACGGCGGGTCAATTATTGATTGGACAAAGCGCTACGCTGGACCCGGCACCTTATA